TAGAATTAGACACATATAGAACTTATGGAATGTTAGGAGATGCGACTAATACCGCAGGACAACCTAACGGAATTTATATTCAAAAAGATATTATAGGTGCTGGTGCAGCTGGTAGCTGGAATTTTGTAAGTCAAAGAAACACAGCATCAAGAACCTCTGTACCTTGGATAACACAAGATACAAGTTGGCATAAAGTTGTAGTTAAAATTTCTGCCGCATCCATATCTTTCTATGCGGATGGAGCAACAACACCAACAGCAACAATTACTACAAACATTCCAACAAGCATGGTATTAGCTCCCTATATTATTCTAACACCAACAGGAAGTTCTTTGATAAGAACTACCGACTTTGATTTCTTTTCGTATCGTTCTCGAAAAATTACTAGATAAAGGATTTTATTATGCCAAAACCCGCAAAAACAAAAACACAAAAACCAGTCGTTGCCCAAAAGTTTAAGGGCATGACTATGATGCACGGAACTAAGAAGTCTGGTTCCAAGAAATCTTGTAACTGTGGTCATTAATCTTAGAAAGGATTATTTATGATTTTAGCTAGCATTGAGTCTTTCCTCGGTTCACTTTGGTTCGCTGGTCTTCTTTTTGTTGTTGGGTATGTCGTAGGACATGTCTTCCCAATTCAAAAGCTTTTTAAGAAGTAAACAATGAACAAGGTCGAACTCCTTAATCAACTACTTATCTCAAAGTTAATTGAGGATCTTAACGACCCCAATAAATGTACCCCAGGTTTATATCAAGCAGCCCGTGGTATTATTAACGATAATAGAGATAAGTTAGATGAAATTCCAACTGATTCGCTTGATAGTCTAGAGTCTAGATTAATTTCTAAGGCTCCGTTTAAGTTGAAATAACTTATTGCCCTGTCTCTACATAGTCACTGGAGACAGGTACGCTGGCCGCTCATGCCCGAAAGGGTATGGGTAGAGGGTACATTCCCTCGCGGTCGCCTCATTACTGGGCATTCATGCGCCAGTATTTCGCTACACCCACCTAGGGCGAAGGCTCTGGGTGGGGTTTAACGCCAGTCTGAGCCGTTCTTTGGATCTCCCCCACCCTCGGGAGGGGTCGCAGTTCGGACGGTTCCAAACGAATCGTAGGAGGTTTTTTATGAACATCCCAAATGAGATGTTAGAAGATTTTAGAAATCATGTATGGGCTAGTTTTAAGTATCTAGGTTTAGGAGAACCAAGCCCAATTCAGTATGCTATTGCCAACAAAATGCAGAATGGACCTAACGACTTCCAGTTACAAGCTGGTCGTGGTAAAGGTAAATCTACTATTGCAGCTGTATATGCAAGTTGGTTACTACTAAAAAATCCAGATACAACCATTATGGTTATTTCCGCAACCGCAGATAAAGCAATTAAGTTTATTGCTCAAGTAAGGCAAATCATTGAACTTGTTCCCTATATGGAACACTTGAAACCAAAAGAGTTTGATAAAGATAACGCTTTCGGTTTTAAGATTGGTTGTCGAACTAAAGAAGGACAGGATCTTTCTTGTTATGCAAAAGGTATCTCTGGTCAGATAACTGGTAGCCACGCTGACCATATTATTGCAGACGATGTTGAAATTGAAGAAAACGCAGATACACCATACGCTAGAGAAAAGCTATTGGAAAAACTAGCGGAGTTAGAACAAATCCGCAATCCCGTTAAAGATGGGACTATAAGAATACTTGGAACCTTTCAGTCTACAGATAGTATCTATTTAAAACTACCTTATCCTATTATTAAGTTTCCTGCGGTTAAACCAGACTTAAATAACCCCACAGAAACACACGATGTAGATGAGTATGTTCTTAATCTAGAGATAGACGAAGGAGAAACCACAGAACCAGAACGATTTAGTAATGAAGTATTACAAGCAAGACTAAGTAAAATCGGTCCAAAATTATTTTCACTACACTATAAACTCGATCCAACCTTATCCGATAGAGGGAAATATCCACTTAAACTAGAAGACCTAGTTGTTATGGATGTTTCCCCAGACTTATTTCCTGAGAAAGTAGTATGGGGTAAAGCTTATCCAAGTAAAGAAATACCAAGCTTTGGTATTACTGGGGATCTTATATATAACCCACAATGGGTATCAGATAAGTTTGTAGAGTATGTAAATACAGTTATGTTTATAGATCCTAGTGGTAGAGGAGCCGACGAGACAGCAGTATGCGTTGCGTCTTTTGTAAACGGCTATATTGTAATTCACGAACTTCTTGGAATTGAGGGTGGATATGATACACCCACCTTGAAGAAAATCGCAAAACTGGCTTACCAGTATGGCTTAACTGAAATACAGGTGGAGTCAAACTTCGGAGATGCAATGTATGCAAACTTACTTAGACCAATTGTTTCAGAAATGTGTGGTCAAGTCGCTATTGAAGATTTCAGAGTTAAGGGATCAAAAGAAGAACGAATCATTAGAATACTTGAACCAATTATGTCGCAGCACAGGCTTGTGTTTGACAAAAAACCAATTAAGGACGAAACGAATCAAAGACAAATTACCCGTCTTACAGAAAAAAGAGGATCGTTAAAACACGATGACCGCGTAGATATTCTAGCTAGTGCTGTACACCACTGGGAAAACGCACTTGCTATTTCTCCTGACCAACAAGTACAACGAAACAGAGATAAAGAAACCAAAGAAACTATTAAAGAATGGTTAGGAAATAAAAGAATATTAGGCATATTAGGTGAAAAGGTATCTGGTGCTATTTTAGTAAATAACAAAGAACTAAAACAACCACCAATGAATTTAAAAGACAGATTTAAAAGGAGACTTAAATAATGCCAGCATTCGTAATGGGTGGATTGGCTTTAGCTCAAGGCATATTTGGTGGAATTATGGGAGCAAGCCAAGCGGAAGCTCAAGCAATCGCACAACAATTAGCCGCGCAGAATCAAAACTTTCAAAACAAGTGGCGAAACGAAGCGGAAAATAGAAACCTACTTAGACAAATGGAAGCACAAGAACTACAAAATATCCAGATTGCTAAGTTAGCAACTCAAGAAAGAGCCGCAAATGAGTTTACAGCAAAGCAAAGTTATCTAAACACACGCTCTAACTTATCAAAACAAACACAACAAACCAATGATATGTTTCTTACTGGTGTATCAGGACGAAACATTTCATCGGATTCAGCTTCAGTAAAAGCTTTACTGAGACAAAACATGTCTACTGCTGAAGGAAATATGAGTATGATCCGCAGCAACTATGGATCAATGATGCAGGATATCGAAGCCCAATATAAAAATAGATTAGCTCAAAGAAACAATGGATATGTTTCACAAAGAGCCTTTCTTCCACAAGCTGAAATGTCGGTTGATTCTTCTTCTAGTGCGCTTATGAGTGGTATTGCTCAGGGTGTATTTGGAGCTGCTTCAGCTGGCTTTGCTGCTCAAATGGAGTGGGGTGGGCAAGGTAGAGGATTAGAAGGATTATGGAATAAATAATATGAACAACTTAGATAAACTATATCAAATCGCAACCAACACAATCCCACAATCCAGCATTCACAACCAACTATTAAAAAGAAATTCAAAGCAAAACTTAATGAAAGCACAGAAGGAAGTTGGACTAAGTAAAGTTTCAAACTCAGACCCTTACCTAGCTTTTACTAGTTGGTTCGACTCAACACAAAAATATGTAGATAATGATAATAGAAATGACTATTGGAATCTAGTTCTACAGAACTTCCCTGGTTCTTCAGAGCAAGCCAATCAGTTTTTAAAAGCACACATTGAGTCTAGAACTAAAGGGGATTTTTATGTGGAAGAAGTAAATCTTAGAAATCTTATGACTAAGATTCCCGATTGGGCAATCAAGGAATATAAACCAAGATTAGATTTCCTACAGTCACAAAACTCCAACCAAAATCTTATGAAGGCAGTAAATCTTTATAAGACAAACTTAAAGCAAAGATTAGAAAAACTAGGAGAACAACCTTTAGATTTGGATGTACCAGAAGAAGAACATATTAAGGACTTTTTAAAACTAGAAAGTTTAAACCTATTGGATGTTGCTAGAATTGAAAACGGT